ATAGTTTAAAAAAGTGCTAATATACGGCCTATAAGTACGGAAACAGACACAAATGTAAACCAACGTCAATCCCTGAAGACGGTTAAGGGCTGCGAGTACGCGGCTGAAGACGGGATATAGTCTAATAAGTGTAGTGACTTAGCATTTATTGGTACGTAAAAGTGTAGTAAACTTAGGGGCCGCAAGGCCCCTTTTTATTGCTATTAATCATCAAGCCTTTCGTTATACTTCTCTGCTCCTCCTCCAAACCAGTTGTATAACATAGGCCCAACCACTGGAATACCTTTTAATGCCGGTTCTAAGTTAGGATCATCCTTGGGTAGTTCCTTACCCAATGTAACTACCGCGTCTATAAGAGGTGTTGCAGGAACAAGAGTATTAACAAGCGCCCCTTTAATGTCTCCCCTTTCTAAATAACGCTCGCTAGTATATTTGTTTAGACCAAGCACACCAAGTAATGACCACAAAGATTTACTTGGTAAGTCTTCTGGTCTAACCTCACGACCAAGTAACATGTCTTTACTTGTCTGTATTCCTGTGTTAGCAACTGTCAAGTAACCACTAAGTAAACCAGCGTTTTTAATAGCTGTTCCTTTATTTCCTTGTGTCCACTCTTTAACTATTTCTCTTCTGACTACATCATACATTTTTAAAGTAAAGGATTTGAGCATGTAAAGTATACGACCATTAGGGCTATCTAAGTAACCTTGCGGCATTTCACTTAAAGCTATTGGTTGTATGTCAGCAAGCTCATTAAACAAATAGAGTTTGACGTTATCTGTAACATTCCCTGCTTTTAAATCTGTAACAAGACCTTCTAACTCATCACCATATATCTTGCCCTGTCTCTTCCTAAAAGCTTGCTCTCCTTTCTTAGACTTAACCAAGCTAGTTGCTTTCTTTAAAGAAGCGTTAATGTACGTTTCTTTTCCTAATCTATCGACAGTAGCGAACCCTGTTCCTTTTAACATCTTGCTTAAGGCAGTCGCTGTTTTAGAGACATCACCGCCTAGTTCTTTTGTCAGGACGTTTTCAAGTCCAAGATCAATTAACTTTACAAGCTTTGTCCCAAACATAGAGCTTATGGTATTTCTAAAACCTTTAAGTGCTGCTGAGATAGCAGGATCGCCAAGCTGTGTTAAGGCAGATATTGGGTTTGCGATAGTTCCCATGTATCCTGTGTTACGTAAGAAAGAGTTTACCTCGTTAGGGCTTTGCGCGCCTCCTACAAATCTAGATTTTAAAAGTTCTGTAAGATCTGCTTCTCTACCAGCAGGTATAGCACCGCGAGCCAGCTCATCATCAATAAAGTTGCCGACAGACTTGTCAGGATCTGTTATACCGCCAGAGCTTTCCGCTACAGATTTGCCAAAAAACTTACGCTTCTCTATGTCATCTACAGAACCACGCAAGTACATAGACAACGACTCCTCTGGAGATGCGTAGTATTGTAGCTGTTCTGGAGGCACAGTTCTCATAGTACGCGGCTTAAGAAAACGAGGCTTGTTGCCACTAGGATCCATATTGTAACCTCGTAGAGTTAGGTCAATAACTTCTGATCGTTCAGTAGAAGTAAGTGAACTAGCTGCTACGTCTTTTTTTGCGGCGTAGTCATTTAAAGCTTTAGTTATTTTACCTTGCTCTGCCTTTCCTAGCGAAGCACGTAGTCCGTCATAGTCTTTAACAAGACGAGGGAAGTAGTTATCAACTTTTTGAAAAGTGTGTCCAGACTCTAGCAGTTCATCGCCTGTTCTAGTGAGTGTGTTTTTAACTTGGTTTACAAAAGACTCATACATTTGAGGGGAGCTAGCCTTCATTAAACCTTCAGCTGCTTTTGTGTTACCGTTGTATAGGTAACCTGCCAGTCTGTTTTTAACAGCCGGAGCCAGCTCACTCATACCTTTAAGAAAAGGTTCAACTTCCGTTAATACTTTTTGAGTTTTGACATGTGTGTTAAACTCATACTTACGCAGCCTACCAAACACAGGCTCAGAAATGTTACGAACTCTTGTTGAAAGAGTCCCTAAGTATTTATCAAGAGACTTGCTATACAGGCGTGACACGGAGCTATCTCTAGCTATTGCTTCTTGAATGGCTTTGTCAGCTCGTGTTGCTGTAGCAGGTATACGTAATTGTTTACCTGTGGCTTTAAAGGCGGCTTCTACTTTTGCAGGATTGATGCCCTCGTCTAATAAAAGTTGAGCAGGCTTATCGACAGAAGCCCCTTCAGCAATTTTTTTATTAATAACCGCTTGTGCTTTGTCTGTTAGTTTCTCTGCACCCTTACTTGCAACCTTACCGGCAACTCCTCGACCAAGAGCAGTTAGAGCAGGTGTGAGCGTTGCAGCAGCTAAAGTTGTAATAGCAGCTTTAACAGGATCAATTTCACCAGTAGTTGCTATATCTTCCGCAACACTAAAGCTTAGACCTAAAGCACCTGCTCCCGCAGACATTGTTTTATAACCTGCACCTAAAGGAACAAGAGAGGTGGGATCAGCAAGGGCTTTTGTAAAACCACCAGCAGCTCCTGCAAAACTGTCCTCATCCTCCTCAAAGAACTGACCGTACTCTTCTTGTAAGGCTCTTTCCTTTGTACGTAAAAGCATCTCACGGCGCTCTGCTGGTTCAGCTTCTGCGTAACCTTCTCCGTATAACTCGTTAGGCGACTCATAGTTGAAACCGTTAAAGTCTACAGTCAGTTGACCCATAGGTAAGTAAGCTTCTAAAATATCAGCCCCATAGCTAAGTAGGTTACCACCTTTATCCATGCCGTACTTAAACTGTGTCCAAGCGTCATCTTTTTCGGAACGCATTAAGGCACCATCTAAAACCCTATCACCTGCTTTTGCGTTCATAGATTGTAAATTAACAGAAGACAGTACATCTTCTTCGGTTAGACGATAACCAGTAGCTACGCTGTCTTCTTTAGAAGAAAAAACTCTAGATAAAGAACCATCCACAACAGTATCTCCAGCTAAAGCACCCATACTTCTTAAGTTTTCAGAAGAGTTAATATCATCAAGTGTTAAAGTATAAGATTCAGACATGCTTAATTAATCCTTTTCTTCAGTAACTACACTAAATTTATCTGCACTTGTGTCTACACTAGCATCAGGAACTACGTTAGCCGCTTGCGCTAAAGCACCTTGTCTTCCAAGTTGTGGGTTGTTAGTGTATATGTCTTCTGCTTTAGCATACAACCTTCTTTTCTTATCTTCGTTTATATCATCTGGTTGATACCAAGGATTTTTAATTTTAACAAGAGCCTCAAGATCGGGAGTACTGTTAAGTATAGCATCATATGTTTCTACGTCAGAGTTAGAAAGGTCAGAAGCTTTTATAACAGTAGGTTTATCTTCTTTAGGAACGGTAGCTAATAAGGCGTTATTATCTGGTACTTTTTTAAAACCATCCTCAGTTGCGCGGTGGAGTACACCATCAATAATTGCAGTCCTAACAGGCGACCCGTCTGGTTCATACATTGTAGCATAGGCTTCTGGCTTTGCTAACTTAGGTTCTTTAAGTAACGCACTGGCTGCTGTTTGTAAATCACCGCCGGCTAATATCCACTGCTCCATAGTTTTGTTATTTTGCGATCTCGCCATTCTAAGTAAAGCAGTAGATTGGCTTTTCTGAGTGTTTATTTCTGCGTTCTCTACTCTAAACTTTTCTTCCATAGCAAAGGAAGCTTGCGGGTCAACACCTTTAAGGAGCTCAACAATTTTAGGCTGATCTGTAGTTGAGTTAGGATTTAACTGTTTAAGCTGCTCTTGTACTTGTTGCGCAGGGCTTCTAAAGTCTGTACCGAACATACCTCCAAGAGCTTGCTGCGCACGTTGCTCACCTTGCTGAATACCCTGCAGAGTCTGTCCCAACAAATCTCTAGGCATACCCGCGACACCAGCCGATGGGTTAGGTCTTTCACCTGTAAACATACCTGTGTAATCAATAGCCATTGTTGTTCTCCTTAATTAAATAGTGAGGCAAAGTAGCCTTGTGCGCTGTTGCCAATGCCTTTAATCCAGTCAGGAGTAGGGTTGTCTTCTCCAAAGCCTAAAGACGCGAGCAATGCACTATTGTCACCACCTGTCAATAGGCCAGCCGTTGCGTTAGCCCCTTGACCACCACCTAACAAAAGGTTGCCGTAGCTCTGATCTCTAGCCGCTGCTGCCGTTGCTGCCATTTGATTTGCTTGTAATAAAGCTTCAATACCTGACGAACCAAGCTGAGACTGCAACGTAGCGCCTGTGCGAGCCCCTGTGCCTGCGATGTTAGCAATGTTAGTACCTTGGGCAAGGGCATCAAGCTGCTCGCGCTGTGGGACGTATGCTTGGCCTAAGAGGCCCTGCCCCAAACCAAGCATCTGCTCTTGTTCACCCAGCGCCATTTTACGAGCTTGGAAAGCTGCTTGATTCATGGCTTCCTGTTGTGCTTGATTGTAACCAAACTGCTCTTGGTTTTGACCACCAAACTGTGCAGAGGAAACACCACCGCGACCACGGGCAAACAGCTCTTCATTGAGACGCAACTGATCACGCTGTTCCTGCGGGTTCTGAATAGCTCTAATCTGGTTGTATATGTCTTGACCAGCTTGTCCTGCATCGCCTGTAATACCGCTAAACAAGTTACCAGCTTGACCAGTCAACTGTGCTTGCATTGCTGCTTGCTCAGGAGATAGACCTAAGTTAAAACCGCCTGCAGGAGTAGTAGTCGTAGTGCCCGCACCTGTGGTTACAGAGAAAGGCTTAAAGGTAGAAGTGTCTACAGCCTGTTGACCTACACGAGTGGCTTCCGCTTGGCCCGTAACGCCTAGCTGTCGTAGTCTGTCAAGGTTTTCTTTGTTTTGATACCAAGTAGAACCAAGCTGCGCTGCACCGCCTAGTAAGCCGCCTAAATCAAAGCCGCTACCTGCGGGAGTAGCATCATATGCCCCGCTAGTAAGGTCTACAAGGTTACCAACATCTTGAACCTGATTAGATTGAGTTTGTGTTATTGTAGCCATTAGATAAGTCTCCCTATAAGAGCAAGTATGTCAATTTTTTGAATAGAAAAGGCAGCATCGTTAATTTCAGCTTCAATGCCTACAGTTACAACGGAACCGCTGCCTGTGCTATTTACCTTTGGTGTTTGTATAACAATAGATGCAGAATATTCAGCGTCAGTGTTGTACTCTGATAAGCCATACTCTGCAATATTACTAGAACCAAAAGTAAACTCTTGCTTTGTAAAAGCAGAGGTATAATCATAGCCCCAATTAAGTGTAGTTGGTGTACCCTGACCACCAATAATAGTCAAGTTAAATTTCTTCAAGAACTTTAAGTTAGCAGGACTTTGGAAGTCATTCGGGTTGCTAAAGTAACGTAGCTGGTACTGCTCTTCACCATCAAGGTATCCGTTATATTTTGCAATACCTAAAGCTTGTCCCATGTATAGTGTATCTTCTACAAACAAGAAGAAAGCTGTTGGCTTTAAAGATGACCAAGTAGTCACACGGAACGAACCATTCTCTAAAGGCTGTCTAACATCAAAGCAATATACAACGCCACTTTCAGGGAAAGTTATTAAGTAAAAAGCATCTATTGGGCTATAAACAGCTTTAATTGCTTCTCTGTGTCCATTAGACTGTTCTTCAATTGAGACTAAACTCAATAAGTCTGTACGTACATTCTTACTTATGTCGTTTAAAGGCAAAGACTTTTGTTGTAAAAGACGACCTAAAGACATTACACCACGACTAGACAAGAACAGCAAGTCTGTACCTGTGGATTGTATAGAGTCTCTAGCAATACAACCAGTACCCTCAATAGTGTCATGGAGTTCTAAGGTTGAGTTAGGGCTTTCAGCTCCCGAATAAACAATAATGTTTTTCTTACCGAAGACCAGAAGGAAGTTGTTATGTTCTGCAAGTGCAACTACTTCGTCATAACCATTAGGCCACACAGTAGTCAAGTCTACAGAGCCTGACGAACCTCCGTTCCAGTCATCCCCTGCCAGCAAGGAACTCCAATAGACAGTGTATTTATTATCTACAATATCACATGTCCACAAACGACCATAAGCGGCTAATACTTCATTACCTTGAGGAGCTAAATTACCGCCAGTCGTGGGTAAAACCGTTAGTGTTGTTGAACCGACTATGCTTTCTAAGGGTGCGTGACCTTTTTGAAAGAAATAAACATCATTATTAAAAGACACCATTTTCCAGTCGTTGTCAGTAATAACGTAGCCAGCAGGCAGTGTACATTCAACTAAAGTAGTAGTCCCTGTAAATATTTTATTGTTACCTGCTGAAAATACAGTCTTTACGCCAGTTCGACTAACAAATTCAACCATTGCTTCAATGCCACGGCTTGTTCCTAAAACATCAAGGCCGTTAGTTGTAAGTAAGTCGTAGCCTTTCCTAGCACCTACTCTACCCAGCTGATCAATAACACAGTTGTCAGCAATAGAAGCATAAGCAGGGTCTAGGCCAATAGGAGAATCTTGAGTGTTGATACCCAAAAAGCCCGGAGCTGAGATAGTTATGTTCTGTAGTTGTGCAGCCATTATACGGATGTCCAAATAGTTTCATCGGGATGTTGCGCAGCATCGTAAGCAATAGCGTCTGACAATGCTCTATCGGCCAAAGCAAACTGCTCCGCTGCCGCAGTACCGCCTGTCTCTCCTCGCTCTCTTGAAGCCAGTGCAGCGGCATGCAGTATGACAGCATTTGTAGGTACTTTAAGTTTATCGTCATCATTAGTAAAGTAAGGTGTACGCTTAACAACGCTAAAGTTTAAGTCATACACTTTATCTGGAATAGGATAAACTTGAAAGACATTATCACCATTATCATCCAGAGTCTTTAAGTTGTAATACTGTGGCTGACTCTCTGGCGCTGTGTTATTAAGAAACAAGTTACGCATCCAACTATTTCCGCGCTCAGTCATAAACACATTACCTGTGTCATTGATAACATCCAGTATCTTTAGTTTATTCTGTGAGCCGGCAATAGTATATGTATACGTAGACGCTACTGTAGGCACAACAATAGTAGTCCGAAGACCTGTCCAGTCCCAACTGTTCTCAACAGTCTCTTTAGCTTCATTTACAAGTTCACCGATTAACTGTGAGTAAGTGTTTTGCTCTACAGTAGCTACTTGATCTTCTCGTAACCTACGTAGCACACTGTTTACTAGTTGTAGATAGGTCATCTTCTTTTCCTCTGTGTTAGTTTAACCATTTCTTCGTTTGCGCCTATCTTAGTCTTAAAGCCTTCAAAGTCTGAGAATAAACTATCCGTTGTTCTAGTTGAAAGTGCCAGCCTGCGTGCAGCATCTGATGACTCTGCTTGTTGTGCAGATAAGCTACCACCTATACCACCAAGTAGACCACCAAGTGTGCCACCTAGTCCTGAGATACCTTCGCTTAATGCACCGCCTAATCCTTCAAAGCCTCCCTCAATAGCACCACCTAAAAGACCA